AAGGACCAAGCGCGCCTACTGGTTGCGCTGGAAGCTGAACAAGAAGCTCTTGAGGCCGCAGAGCGTCAGCGTGCGCTTCAGGCTCAGGAGCAGGCCGCTCGCGTGCTGGCTGACGCTAGGCGGCGGGAAGCCACGCGCAACCGCAAGATCGCAGCGCAAGACCCCCTGCCAAACTTCGTCGATGCGCCAACCATCACCGATGCGGTCTTGCTCCCGTCCATGGCTGAACGCGCCCGAATTGCTCGCCAACGCAACGATGAAGAGGCGTTGTTGTCGATGCTGATGGATTTGTAGCATAATCACTTTTGAGGGCTTCCGTCCGGCCCATAACGGATGAGATGAGGAACACATGACTGACAAGGCAGACAAGGACGACACCGACCACGAAGACGTAGCGGTATTGGACGAACCCGAGGCGACCAACGACGAGAACCCCTCCGTCGAAGATCAGCCGACGAGCGAATCCGAGCAGCAAGAGTCTGACGAGGTTGTTGTCTCCATCGGGGAGGAAGCGCCGCCTCCTGAAGAGAGCACTCCTGCGCCGGAATGGGTGCGCGAGTTGCGCAAGTCTCACCGCGAGGCTCAGAGGAAGATTCGAGAGTACGAGACCAAGCTGCAGGCCATGCAGGGCGCCGAGAACAAGCCGGCACCCCTGAGCGCCAAGCCGAAGCTCGAAGACTTCGACTACGACTCCGAGCGGTACGAGAAGGCACTGGAGCAGTGGTACGACCACAAGCGCCAAGTGTCTGAAGCAGAAGCCAAGGCCCGAGCCGCCGAAGAGGAACAGGCGAAGGCGTGGCAGTCCAAGCTGGATGCCTACGGGAAGGCGAAAGCCGACCTGAAGGTCAAGGACTACGACGATGCCGAAGAAGTTGCGCAGCAAGTCTTCAGCACGGTCCAGCAAGGCGTGATTCTGCAAGGTGCCGAAAACCCCGCGTTGCTGATTTACGCACTCGGCAAGAACCCGAAGAAGGCGAAGGAACTGGCGTCTCTGAGTGACCCGGTGAAATTCGCGTTTGCGGTTGCGAAACTGGAAAAGGAACTGAAAGTGACGCCACGCAAACCCACCCCCGCACCCGAGCGAGTCGTCAATGGTGACGGCCCGAAGTCGGGTACGGTAGACTCTCAACTTGAACGATTGCGCGCCGAAGCCGAGAAGACCGGAAACTATTCCAAGGTCTTCGCGTACAAGCAGCAACTGAAGCGTTCACCCCGATAGGAGCCTTTCATGTCCAACTCTTTCGTCAAGGAAGAACGAGTCGCCTTCGAGAACATGCTCGAAGGCTTCAACGACGCCCTGGTGCTGTCGCGCAACGTGTCCATCTACCGCACCAGCGGCGAGATGATGGAGCGCACGAACAACATCATCTGGCGTCCGCAGCCCTTCATCGCCCAGTCGTTCAGCGGCATGGACCAGACGCTGAACTTCCAGAACATGACCCAACTGTCGGTGCCGGCCACGCTCGGCTTCCAGCGGTCGGTGCCGTGGATCATGGACGCGCTGGAACTGCGTGACGCGATGGACGAGGGTCGCCTGGGCGACGCTGCCAAGCAGAAGCTCGCCAGCGACATCAACCTCGCCATCATGGGCGCTGCTGCCAACTTCGGCTCGGTCGCCGTCTGCGTCACGGGTGCTGCCGGTGACTACGACGACGTGGCGCTGTGCGACACGGCGTTCAACGAGATCGGCGTTCAGAACTTCGACCGTTACCTCGCCCTGTCGAGCCGCGACTACAACGGCATGGCTGGCAACCTTGCCATCGCCACCCGTTCGTTCGGCAACCGCATGTCCGAGGATGCGTACCGCCGCGGCTTCGTTGGCACGGTCGCCGGGTTCGAGACGTACAAGTTCGACTACGCCAACCGCATCCGTGCAGTGACCGGCTCGAACACGACCATCGACACCCGTGCGACGGCCAGCAACTACTACGTGCCCGAGGCGACGACCGTTGCGGTGACTGGCGAAACGTCCAACAAGGACAACCGCTTCCAGACCATCACGGTCACGAGCAACGCCGACCTGCGCGCAGGCGACGTCATCCGCATCGACGGTGTGGAGTCGGTCCATCACATCACGAAGGCTTCGACCGGCGTGCTGAAGACCTTCCGCGTCGTCAGCGTCGGTGGCAGCAACACCGTGGTGATCACCCCGCCGATGATCTCGGCCCAGGGTGGTACGGACGCCGAGAAGCAGTACCAGAACTGCTCGATCACCGCCAATGCCTCGGCCACCGTCACGCGCCTGAACACCGCTGCCGCGCCGATCAACTGCTTCTGGCAGAAGGACGCGCTGGAAATTCTGCCGGGCAGCTACGCTCCCCCGACGAATGCTGGTGCGGCGATCATGCGCGCTTCGACCGACCAGGGCATCGAACTGGTGATGCAGAAGCAGTACGACATCAACACGATGAAGACCAAGTACCGCCTCGACTGCCTGTTCGGCGTGGTGAACAAGCAGCCCGAGATGTCGGGCATCCTGCTGTTCGGTCAGTCCACGGCTCAACCCTGATGACGTAGCGGGCCGGTGACCCCGGCCCGCATCGCAACCGCATCTCAAGGAGTTCACACATGTCCTACCAGACCATCGCGGCGCAAGGCACCGCTGTCGTCACGCTGACCGCTGGCCAGAAGATCGTCGTCCAGACCCAAGGCGAGGCCGAGATTCTGCAGCAAGTTGGCTACCCCAACTACCCGTCGCAGCTGGACCTGCTGAGTGCCCTGACCAATGGCACCTACACCTCGTCCGCCTTCACCAACGGCGCCACCATCGAGATCCGCGCAGGCGCGTTCCCGGTGTTGTACGACGTCGGCACCGATCCTGTCGTCGGTGACAACGGCAACTGGCAACCGCAAGGTGCTCCGGTCGCGCTGGACGCCACCGGCAACCTGACCGCTGCGGCGATGCTCGGCGGTCTGGTGACCTCCGTGACCACTGCTGCCGTGACCGCCACGCCGCCGACCGGCACCGTGCTCGACGCTGCTGCCACCCTGACCGTGAACGAGAGCTTCGACTTCTCGGTCATCAACACGGGTGCGAGCAACGCCTTCACGATCTCGGTCGGTGGTGGTGTCGCCGGCTGCACGCTGGTCGGCAACATGGCCGTCGCGCTGAGCTCGTCGGGCCGGTTCCGCGTGCGCAAGACCGCTGCGGCGACTTACACGATCTACCGCATCGGCTGACGCAGGTCGGTACTGAGCGCGCGGGTGGTGGTTGCAAGCTACCACCCGCGTTTTCACATGAGGAGCGCACTATGCCGTTGAAGAAGGGCTACTCCCAAAAGTCGATCAGCGAGAACATCTCGAAAGAGGTGAAGCGTGGCAAGCCGCAGAAGCAGGCTGTCGCCATCGCGCTGAACACCGCCCGCACCGCTGCCACCAAGGCCGGGATGCCGAGCAAAGCGCCGAGGAAGCGATGAACTACCCCACCTTCGTCTACAAGTCCCCCGGCTCGTTCGGCGGTCTGATGGGCGGCTCGTATCAGTACCGCAGCGTGGCCGATGCGGCAGAGCACGAGGCCGCGCTGGCGGACGGCTGGCATGCCACCGCTGACGACGCCATCGTGGCGGCTGGGAAAGAAGCGTTTACCCATGGGGTGAACAAGCGCCAACTCGCCCGGGTGCTCAAGAACAAGCCTTGGGAACGTCTGCCGAAGCCAGCGAAGCCTGCTGAAGTGGTTCCTGTGGTCGAACCTGTCGCGCAGGCGCCAGCAGATGACGCCCCGCCGACTCGCGCAGAGATCGAAGAACAGGCTACACTTCTGGGTATCAAGTTCGACGGGCGCACTTCCGACAAGCGCCTGCTCGACCGCATCGCAGAGGCGATGAAAGGGGCCTGATCGTGGGCTACAGCAAGCGCCAGTTCCTGACCGCCGCCTTCACCGAAATCGGAATGGCGTCTTACGTCTTCGACCTTCAACCCGAAGACCTGGAATCGGCACTTCGTCGCCTTGATTCGATGATGGCCGACTGGAACGGCAAGGGTATCCGCCTGGCCTACCCGCTTCCGGGTTCACCGGAAAGCAGCGATCTTGATGGCGAGTCCGAAGTGCCTGACAGCGCCAACGAGGCGATCATCGCCAATCTGGCGACGCGATTGGCTCCGAGCTACGGCAAGCAGGTGTCGCCGCTGACCCTTGTCGCGGCGAAGACTGGTTACAACACCCTTCTGTCGCGTGCCACGATGCCCTACGAGCAGCAGTTCCCCGGAACGCTGCCATCTGGTGCTGGCAACAAGCCGTGGCGCGTCTACGACGATCCCTTTGCCCGTCCGCCGGTCGATCCGGTGTTGACTGGACCCGAGGGACCGTTGGAGTACAACTGATGCCGACTATCAATCAACTGCCGCTGCGTTCGCCTGTCAGTCTAGGCGATCAAATCCCTATCTACTCGCCTAACAACGGCGATGCGCGGCGCACTCCGGTTTCAGCGGTTGTTGATCTGGTTGTCAACGGTCTTGATCTGCCGAATACGGCTGTTCTGTTGACGGGTGATCAGACAGTCGGTGGGACCAAGACGTTCTCCAACGCGATTGTCGGGAGCATCACTGGAAACGCCGGGACCGTCACGAACGGTGTCTATACCACCGGTAACCAGACAATCGGCGGGACGAAGACCTTTTCGTCCGCGATTGTCGGGGACATTACTGGAAACGCGGGCAGCGTCACCAATGGTGTGTACACCACCGGCAACCAGACTATCGGTGGTACGAAGACCTTCTCGTCCGCGATTGTTGGAGATATCACCGGCAACGCGGGCAGCGTCACCAATGGTGTGTACACCACCGGGAACCAGACTATCGGTGGCACCAAGACCTTCTCGTCCGCGATTGTCGGGGATATTACTGGCAACGCTGCTACCGCAACGACCGCGACAACCGCGACAACCGCAAGCAGCGTCACGAACGGTGTCTACACGGTCGGTGATCAGACAATCGGTGGGACCAAGACGTTCTCCGTTAACCCCATCCTGTCGGCTGGTACTGTTAACGCCATCTTGACCCTTGACGGCAGCAAGCAGATCAGCGCGGTTTCGGGGCTCACTTGGAATAGTGTTACCTCAAACCTATCTCTCAATGGTATTACCGTTGGTCGCGGTGGCGGTGATAATACGAATGCCGTACTCGGTTGGCAAGCTCTACCCACTACAAGCGCGGCAGATTACAATGTAGCCATTGGTTTTCAGGCTATGTTTAGTGCCAATGCTAGTGCTGAAAACAATACAGCTATTGGATCAGAGGCGTT